TCGTATGTGCCAGTGGCTTTAGTAGTACCATCTACAGCCTGCACCCCAAAATCCGTTCCATCCCTATAACTGGCAATAACCGTACCACCAACACTAGCTACTGCCCCAATTTCGTCTTCATCCAATAAATACTCCAAATTCAGAGTGATTGAATGGTTTTTCTTTTTCCGCCCGTAACTGTAAATTCCGCCCTTGCCGGCATCACCTCCAAAAACCCCGAACAGAGCTAAATTTCCGATTGATTGCTTGTCAATCCACGAACTCTCTCCTTCCTCCCATTCAAAGAAATTAACCGACTCGACCTCATTGGTTACTCCACCAGGATTAACCTTGCCCCCACCGGGGAATACTATCGCCGGCACCGTATCGGTCATATTGGCAAAAAATACCTTGCCGTCGTCTCCGACTTGGGCCAGAGGAACCTCTGTATCTATGGCGGCATTTATTCCTTTTGTCGGGTCAGCGACTCTGGCCGTTCCGATTATCACTCTTCCATTTCTTTCAACTATCGTATTGGCCAAATTGCCAGGAATTAAGTTAAGAGCTTCGGGAGTATATGAACTGTCATACCCAACAAGAGCCAATTTTGTTTTGTTAGCGATTATCAAAGATCCACCGGCTTCTCTCATGGTATGCCAAGTGGCAGATGTTAAATTGTCGGCCACCGTTTGCACATCGTTCCAATTTGACACACCGGGTATCTCTTTTCTTTTTAATTCGGTGTCACAAGCCCAATATAAATAAGTCTTACCAGCGTCCGAATACCACTCCGCCGCCCCTTTAATTGCCCCATCGGGATCTTTGTATACTTGGGTCCAGTCCCCCCCCGAATCTCTTTTGTAAATGTAACCGGCATTTCCAAATCCGTAAGTATTTCCATCAGTACACTTAACAAAAGTGTGGATTAAATCTTTGAATACGGTTGTAAGGGCAGACGATGGGCTAGGACTGCCACTGACAGATGAACTTTGGGACTGGCTGGCACTGGGAGAAGCCGATGGAGACCCGGAGGCACTCTGGCTGTGCGTTCCAGGGGAAGGACTGGGAGATCGAGACGAGGAGACAGACGCAGAGGCGCTGACACTCACGCTTCTGGAGGGAGATTGTGAAGCAGACGTACTTTGCGAAGCGTTTAATCCTTCTTCTTCTAACGCTTGTCCGACTTTTAGAGAGTCAACGTCACGGCGTATATCCAAATTTGAGCCAAACTTAAAAGCTCCCCTTATCCCTCGGTCTTCGTAATCTGCGATGCCGCCAAGCCAATGATAAATTTCATAAACAGCCATACCTAAAGGATAAACCTAAAAACTATCGGTAGGCAATTTAATTATCGCTGACACAAACTTTTGAGTATTTATCCACATAAGTATTTGATTGAGCGGAATATTTGTCTATATAAGTATTTGATTGAGCGGAATATTTGTTTGCATACACAAGGGGGAAACACACCTCATATAAATCAATCGATAAAGTTCGGCTACTGGCATCAGCCAGTTGATAAACCCTTACCGAGATAACATTCCGAGAATCTTTGTAATCAGTTAGACTAGGCAAGGAGTAATTAAATTCAAAATCTGTACTGGCAGTAGCGAAACTGTTAGAGTCAATAGTTGTCCAAGTTGAAGTGGTCCTATTGTAGATTTGCAAATAAATCGTAGACGATGTGCCAGCAAAAGTTGATTGTAACTCAACTTTAATATCCGCATAGGTTCTTTGACCCACAAAACTTTTGTATTGATGAACTAAGTATTGAGAGGTGCCGGCTTGACCCACCCCAGCATCATCGTTGGAGGCCACGTCTAATTCTTCTTGAGCGGAGTATAAGGTTTCCAAATCATCATCGTTTGTTGGAAGGGTAACGTAATCTCCCCGGCTGTAATCTGAATATCCCGTGCTGGGGGAAGGACTAACACTGAAGGAAACTGAAGCCGATGCCGAAGCCGAGGGGGAAATAGACGCCGAAGCCGAAGCTGATGGACTTAATGATGCTGATGGGCTTAATGAAGCACTGGCTGATGCCGATGGGCTAAGGGAGGCTGAAGGACTCAAACTTCTACTTGCAGAAGCAGAGGGAGACAGGGAGGCTGACGCTGATGCACTGGGACTCAAGCTGGCTGAAGGTGACAACGATGCGGATACACTAGCCGAAGGTGATAAAGAAGCTGAAGCCGATGCAGAAGGACTAAGCGAGGCGGATGGACTTAGAGATTTAGATGCGGAGGCTGAAGGGCTAAGCGAAGCCGATGCACTGGCGCTGGGAGATAACGAAGCCGAAGGACTCAAAGAGGCTGAAGCAGAGGCCGAAGGAGACAGGGATGCAGAAGCGGAGGCACTGGGTGAAAGGGAAGCAGACGCGCTGGCTGATGGGGATAAACTTGCGCTTGGCGATAAACTGGCAGAGCCGGGGATTGATGGTGAAGCAGAGGCAGACGGTGATAATGAAGCAGAGGGACTTAATGATGCACTAGCTGAAGCCGATGGTGACAAGGATGCAGAAGCGGAGGCACTTGGGCTAAGTGAGGCCGAAGGACTTAGACTTGCACTGGCACTGGCTGACGGACTTAATGATGCACTAGCTGAAGCGCTAGGTGATAATGAGGCACTTGGAGATAAGGATGCACTAGCACTTGCTGATGGAGAAAGAGAGGCAGACGCGGATGCACTGGGAGACAAAGACGCCGAAGGAGACAAACTGGCTGATGCTGATGCTGAACTTAGAGTATAAGTAACCACTAATTTGGGGTCATTTGTCGTACCTGCCGTACGAGATGTGGCCACCTCAAAATAATTCGTACCCGTTGGTACGTTTGACGCTGTATCGTAAAATTGATCCCTTAAACAAAATTTCGTTATTCCAGTTAGAGAAATATTAGAAATTCCTGTGGCATTTAGGGGATAGTCATTGTAAGCTCCTGTGGTAACGGTAGAAGTGCTAAAATTAGTGTTTGACTGTTCCGTAGACCCCCTTTGATCGAAGTCACCGTCTATAAGCGGATTACTGGCGGTAGAGTTGTATAGCCTGGCGTTAAAACTGGCATCTGTGACAGTTTTAGCAATAACCCAGGGACTAGCGGTGGCTGCACTGATAACGGCACTAGCTCCCAAGTCCGATGTGTCCCAGTTAATAAATAATCCCTCTATAAAATAATTGGGGGAAGTCCAGGTGGCCTGGACATACATGGATATTCCCCCACGGCGAGTTCCTGTGGCTGCGTTTCTTGCTGTTAAATATGTCGGATCATAAAAATAGATAGAGTCATCCGAATATGTAGGAACCGGATCAGGGTAAACAGTTAAAGTGTCAAACCCCAGATTCCAATTTGGTACGACTGGAGAAATTGGAATTAGCAGATCCCGAAGTGGATTAGCTACATTTATATCCCATCCGTGCATCAGAAACCAAATAGGATAAAAAGCGTAATAGATGCGGTTAGAGAATTTATTTTTGACACGAAATTCAGCAACGACTTGTCCTTCTTTTTCACCATCCCAAAAAATAGCATTGGGAAGAATTTTTGTAATTCTATTTTTGCCTACACTGCTTCTTTTTCCATGTATACGAAGGATCCATCTACCGATTGGATTATTGGCTAGCCGCAATAACTTTTCTTGGTGTTGTTCAAAAAACTGCGGGCCAAATACATAGGGGCTATCTGGATTTATCATACTGAAAGATTAACCAACAAAACTATCTGGAGGCAATTTTAACTACTGAAGCGTACTCACAACATCAATTCCCCTACCCCACCCCGGTATCTCTTCCGATTCAGTCCAATTTACTAAAAGTTGCTGGTTTCTATATTGATCCTTATTCCACCTCTGGCCAGTAGCATTAGCCCCATGTTTAATATCTACATTCGGATATTCAGACTTCCATGTTTCATACTTAAACCAGTTCTTCCATTGAATCCGGTTGTGAGTCATGGGTTCAAAACCGATATTGCGTACGAATTTAACAAAGTCTGCTTCTGGGAATCCTTTATCAAATTCTTGTTTAACCATCTCATACCGTTCTCTAAAATGCGTAATCAATACATCACGATACGCACAAAGTCCCGATAATTGATTAACGTCATAATGTAGAGCGTGACCATCCGGCATCCTCAAAAACCACACGTTCTGATTATAGTAATAGGTGTTCTTGTCTGGGGGGGTAAAGTCGAAATGGGATGGGTGATACAAAACGTCATGCTCCGCAAAAAAAATAATGTCAGCGGTACTATTCTCCAACGCTCCCAAAATCTGTTTGAACATTGCCAAGTACCCACGTTTCATTGAAGGAAAGTGTATGTTTGTATCCCCGAAGTCCATCCTTTTGAGAGAGGAACAGACAATCGGTATCCCCTTCTCCCTACTTATCTTTTTCAAGACATTCCTGACTGGCTCCGCTACTTTTAGGTCGAGTTGGTTATCTGTATAAAAAATTATTTCTTTGGTGAACTGCCCTGACTTTTGCATATAAAACTGTTTACCTTTCTTATTCACAAAATCTAACATATCCTTTCCTTCTGGATCGTGCCAAATCGGCACGGGCTTAAACTTCTCGACCAACCAAGACAGAGGATAAATCTGCTTCTCCCATTTATTATTTAAGAATAAATCCCGTGAGGCTTTTCTGGCCCGTTCTACTTCATTTCCTGACTGATGATAAGGAAAACCAAAACTCCCGCCTTGGGTTCTAAACATATGCGAGTACCAAGTCCTACGATTGGTAACCACTCGTCCGCCAGATAGCCAAGTCTTACACGCCACTTCAGTTCCCTGATTGCCCCAACTTCCCCACGTTTCGTCACACAAGTTTAATTCATTGTACTTTTGCTTGGTACACATAAAACATGATCCTTGAATGGACATCGTTTCTACAAAGTCATTGCAATAAATTGGGGTAAGTAGTACACTTCCATTATGGAGACTTCCCGATTTTTCATTGTAAATAAACCTCCCGCCAAATATGTTGTTAAATTCTTCAACAACATTAATGTTGATAGAACTACTGGGTGTTGGAACTGGATCGGCGGAATTGATAAGTTTGGTTATGGATATATCGTCTATTTTGGAGAAACTCACATGGCCCACCGCTTTATCTATGCTTGGCTGTTTAGTAAAATTCCCAGAGGGAGAGGAAAAGATATCCCCGTCATTGACCATCTTTGTAAAAACCGATCCTGTTGTAATCCCCTGCATCTTGAACTTGTCTCCGATGGTGAAAATCTCAACCGCTCTAACGCCCCCGCCATTGTTAATAGGCGAAAAACACACTGCATTAACGGCCATGTCCTTCCCCCATCCAGAATAGTCGGTGTTAATAAAAAAAGGATGAGAACTTGTAAGGTTTGCAAAAAGACCTATGACGCCAGGAGATACAAATTGAGGATCAAGAGATAATTCATACCCCAACAATATACCTCTCATTATTTCTGGTCTACTTTTGAATACTCCCGCATATTGAAAATGTAGTGTGGTATCAAAACGGTAAAACTCGCTTTTACGGTTCAATCTGGGCTTCCACACGATGACTTTCTCAAAATCAGTCATATTGTCGCAATTCAGATTATTTATTTGCTGCTTATTCTCTTCCACTTTACAATGTTCCGGTATTAAGCCTTGGTACCATTCTTTTCCACACTTTTTACACCGCCAGTTAAAAGCATGGAGGTTATAAAGAGTCGGGATCATGGTCACGTCATCTCCGATTTCCTTAAATGCCCCAAGCATTTTTACATCAAACCCCTTGTCTACCGCACAGTGGGCATCTAATTTCATCACATACTTGGCATCACTTGCATCTACTCCACGATTAGTGGCAGCACGCTGACCTAGAGAAGCATCAAACTTTAAAACTTTCACTCTGGAGTCATTTGAAATATCTGGTATAGAAGTCTCAAATCCATCTAAAACTACAACTATTTGTGTGTTTCCCTCAATGTTTTGCAGAACATCACCAGCTGTCACTCCAATAAATTCCTCATTTTTCCCGGGGATAATTACACTTAAATCGTACATAAATTTTTATAAAGTTTAGCTATATTGTCTATGTGATATTTTTCAGCCCCCGCCAAACACATGACCGAGTAATCAGCATAAACAGCCGAGTCCAATCTAATAACATCCAAACGGTCTAAAAATTCTTCCAAAGTATGTACCGGGTCATAACAACCACCCACTTCCCGAAAAGCCAACTCATCAAGGGCAATGGTGGGAATCCCGAAGGACATAGCATTGACTATTTTAAGAGGATTAGACAATAGTTTCTTATATGGCCTCCAAACTATCTGCACATCTATCTTCTGGTAGAAATCTACAATGTCTTGCCGAGAAAAGAAGCGAGAATACTCAATAAGATTCATACCCCTCTTAATTAACTCTCCTTTTAATCCTTCTGGCAAATACGCGAAGGCTTTAGACGTTCCAATAACGCCAACTGTCGTTACCTCGGTTCTAGTTTTTTTAACACGCTCAAAATTACAGTGATGCTGCGGAATTACAACTATTCTGTTGGATATTACCTTGGACATGGTTTCAAAATCGGCTCGTGAACAAACAATCACGTCTACCTCTGGATGTTTTTCTGCCAACTGTCCGAGATTATGGCCGTCAATTATATCTATGTATGCTTTTTTACCTTCAAACTTAAAGTCGTCACCTTTTCTGACCATGGGCTTGACGTAAACACAAACGTCATTCTCATATCCGCTTGTGGGATTAAGTTTGGCCCCAAGTTTGTCGGCGATCTGATCCCCTCGGATCATGGATGAGACACGCATTAAATGGCCCTTGCCATCTTTAAGTTTTCTGGCGGGATCAAAATCCTGACCGGGATTTATGTTTAGAAACACCCGCTTGGCAAAAATTGAAAGGTTACAAGACATACTTTTTGACGATTTCACTAACTTTATATGGTTGACCGGTGAGCATCATTTCTACATTCCACTTGGGTATTAAACTAACCCAGTGTTGAAATTCTGGCTTATCTATAACATATCTAGTCGTGTCCCTTATTTCTAAAGGTTCACCCCTTGCAACCTTACTCTTCATAGAGTTGATGATCGTATTGGGGTTATCGCCCCAAGTGATAGTTCCCAGTCTCACTATTGCATAGCATGGCCACTGTTTAACTAGGTCTTCCATTTCTTTTTTGTGTCGGGTATATCGGGTTTCAGAATAGAAGATTGCCAAAGAACTAAAATAGACCAGTTGCAAATGACCAAACTCCGGATGTTGTTTATATAAGAGATCTTTTTCTCTTTGATATTCTGACTCTCTGGTTTCAAGGGAATTGGATACGCCACTGGCGAAGAAAAGTTTATCTTCTCTATCTACCAATGCACTCGCAATATCTCCATGGCCGATAATCAAATTGACTTCTTTCTTTTATGAGATTCGCTTAAATGTTTTATGTGTTCGGGAGTAAATTTTTTACCCTTCTTAGCCTTGCTTATATTATGTCGGTGTTGTGCTGGGAGTGGTTTACCTTTTTTGCTATGGTTGTATGCGATCAGGGTTTCAACTGATTCTTTTAATACAGGATGACTACCATAAGTTTCTGTAGTTCGGTGACACCCATCACAAAGTGTCCTTCCATTATCTATCGCAAATCTCAATTCGGGATAATAAGCAAAAGGTTTTATATGGTCAGCAATTAACCTATCTTTTGAGCCACACCAGATACAAACATAACCATCTCTTTCAAAGATAGATTTACGCCACATCTTAAATTCAATAGAGTTTTTAATCTTTTTGATTTCTGGAGTTATTCCCCCTCTCCAATTCCAGTGATTTACTCCCGATAAAAATCCACCCATTTTATTTCTCATATTATTTGTCTTTAACCCAGAAAAAGCTCCTATATTTGTCTCTAGTGAACCCCTCGTCGTAAGTTCCTGCCCCCACAATAAATAACGGGATCATGCGGTAACACCGAGCATAGGGAATTAACGCCCGCTTGACGTGATTAAACTTCTTGTAAGAGTAGTAAACATAATCATGTCCAGACATAATTCCGCCGGGCCTGACTTTCTTTAGCCAATAATGCAAATCATTGGTAAAATTTACAAAATCATGATTGGCATCAATATACACAAAATCAAGTGAGTTATCGGCAAAATCAGCCAACGCCGGCATAGAATCTTTTTTGACGATAGTGCAGTTATACGGTTTCAGTCTTTGTACCGCTTCCCTGTATTTAGTATCAAAATAAGATTGGGGCGCATTTAGAGCAATTTCCTGTTCCAGTTTCTCGTAAGAGGATAACTGCCAGGAATCGACGCTGTACAAATGAAGATTGGGGTTGGCCTTACACAAAGTTTCAGAGTATTCTCCTCTCCAAACGCCAATTTCTGCACCAACCTTAAAATCTAACTCCGCAAACAATTTAGCCAGGTCATCCCGGCCCATATCGGGAATTTCAATGATGTATTGATTTTTGACCTTGATATTGTATTTATTGATAATGTAGTCAAAAGTATCCATGCTATTTCTCTATAAACACCGCAAGAGCCCGTCTTGCCTCTAAAACATTGTAATAGACTCCTTCATTCTTAAACATCACTCTTTCACCAAAAACATTCTCAGCGTAACCATAATCAACCCTTATAACCCACTTGTGGCCGACTGCCGAGGCTAGCTTCCCATATAGTTTCGGCCAATTATCCCGACCACCCATCCTTCTAGCCACCAGCTTGTTTTTCTTGTTGTAAATGCGAATTACGATCTTCATTTCCAAAAATCATCCAAATTAACAAAATTTGATAATACAGTAGCGTGATTACTGTCTTTATCCCAAATTGTCCGGTACTTAAACAAAGGGTAAATCTCCGAATAGTGATACACATTTTCTTTTCTGCCATTTGAATCGTGAATAATTATGTACTTGGCCAAGTTTGCGAGTCTTCTGACTGTCTCTATCCGACTTGAGTCGGGAGTCTGGTCTATCAACGCTACACTCCAAGGCTTATCTATATCCGCATCTTCATATTTTTCGACAAATTTTATCTCGTGGTTCTCGCACAAATAATTATATTTCAAAAAAAAATCTATCCACTCTTTGTAGTTTTCATAGGATACTAGCTTTCTGTTTTGAAGAATACACTGGTAATGTAGAAAGGGGGTGCTAAATACGCCCAGGCCCAACTCAAGCACATCGCCCGTAGTTTTTTCCATAGCTTTAATCAATGCCGGCAAATGAGTACCATAATTTCCACTTACGTTCATTCTTTGAGCCATATTTTATTTCTTTTAAGTAATGCTCTGGTTATATCCGGTTTATATCCCACAGATTCCGCCCACGCACACCACGCATAGACGTCTTTGGGAACACACTTGGAATTAAAACCACGCTTATTCGGATATACAAACGTCCACCACAGATTGAAGCGGGAATCGTCACCGTATACTGCGTCACGGATCGTGTAGTAATCTACACCAGCTCTCTCGCAGACATCGTAAAGCTCTTGGCATTGGGCTACTTTGAAGGAAATCGCCCGGTTCTCGCTCAACTTGATTATTTCTGCTTCTAACAAAGTGGTCTGCCGGATCGTTATGTTGGCATTGTAGACGGTTGCATACAGGTTGATGAGTTCTCTGGTGTCTTTCTTGTCTCCCCCAAGGATTAAGAATTGCCGAGTCTTTGGATTAAGCATGGGATGAGATGGTGTCTCCCCAAGATACTCCGGCTGGAATACAATTTTCTTTTTATACTTTTTAACCCACCTATCGCAATCGCCCGGGTTTACTGTTGATCTGACTACTAACAATTTACACTTACACCACTTAATTGTTTCTTCGACTATAGATGTATCTAGTTTTCCCTCTTTGATGTTTGACGTGGGTACACAAATAAAAGCAACTGGGGCTTGATTGACTCTTTTTTTGTCATCAAATCCAATGGCAGGATCATATACATAATTATCCGGAAACAATTTAGACATTGAGTTTCCTACCCAACCCAAACCGATTATCCCTACTTTCATGTTAGTTTACAACCTGGGTGACGACCTTAGGTTTATCCTCTAAAACTATCCAGTCGAGTCCTCCAAGGTCGCCATCGTTCAGAATCCAGGCATGAAATTTGTCATCTGTTTCCCCAGCCTTATGGAGTTCTAGTAAACCAGCTCTCATAAACCCATAACTTCGCTTGTCATTCCACTCAAGTTTGGTAATTCTCCTACCTTCGGCTACAGCCTTCAGTGCTTCGTAAAAATCCAATGTTTTAAAGTCATCCATATTTCACCCATAACTTTACACACACAAATTATCGGTTGTCAACTAGCCATTTTGAATAGAGTTCTATCCAGTTATCTGGCCATGTTGGCATTGGACCAAATTTCTCTACAAACCAACTAAAGTCATATTTCCTTTCGTGCCATTTGTCACCAACCCAATACTTCGCTGCAATGTCGTAACTCTTAACTTCTTGTGCGTGATCCATGTTATATCCCCTCTCATTACCCTGCTGATGCAGATGCGCATACCAGCATTTCTTGTTTACCATGACTTTTCCTCCGGCCAACCAGTTCTTTAGTCCCAACCAAATAGGTTCTTGAGCATGACCATAGGGATCGATGTTTGGGAATCCGCCCAACTCAAAGTATCTGTCTTTGCTGATAAACCAACCCGATCCATGTATCTGCGGAGTTTCGTCTATATCTAGGTGACTTAATAACCTCTCTTGGGTTCTCTCTGGCCAATGGCCACCAGCTTTAAATCTAAAGCCTTTGGGATCAGTGAACGGACAACACAAATAAAAATAGTCATAGAATCTCCCATCTTGCCATTTCCAGGTCTCACCATTAAGTACATAGAATCTTGGAGTGACAATCCAGTCTTCTCTCATGTCTGCCTGTAAAACCTCATCAAAACCTTTACTGAATGAACAATGCGCATCTGACTTATAGATATATTTACCAGTAGCCATAGCACACATGGCGTTGATATTGGTTTTGATACCCACCACATCGGGGAACCTAATTTCTTCTATCTCTACTCCTACTTTCATAGGAAGATCGTAAGGATAATTACCATCAAACCCAACTATAATCTCATATTCACCAGTAGCATTATCAAAAATACTCTGTATTGTTCTATTAAGATTATCTGGGTTCTCATTCCTTGCGGGAATAATGATACTTACTCTAGACATATCTGGGTTTAATTAAATAAAAGGTATGGTGCAATAATGCCTCGGTATTCTCCCAAACAAAATGGTGACTCGTTGTATAGTGTTTCTGATCGTCATAAATATACCAATCAAGCAGTTTTTTACAGACTGGACACTTAATAGGTTTTGGCTTTACTAACTCTTTCATTCCCGCTGTCGAAAATATACTCATATAGGTTTAATAATTATTAACTGATCGTCACGTCTTTTACCAAGTCTTTTCAACTCTACGAGCCGATTTAAATTATGTGCAAAGATACGAATGGGTTTATCAATAGAAACATCTGCTACATCTTCTATAACGTAAATTGCGTCCTCTTTTAATAAAGGTAAAAGAGTTAACGCAGTAAAAATCTGATCCTCCGGTTTGTGTGAACCATCATCAATAAACAAATCTACATCTGAATCCGTCAAGTTTGTCAGGTCAATCAAACTATCATCAGAAGTTTGGTCACATTTTATTATCTGGATACGAGGATCGCCGGGTTCGGCAACATATCTATCAGGATCAATGTCTGCCCCATATATAATCGCATTAAGGAAAAATTCATTCCACATTCTTAGGCTTGCTCCTTCTCCTATTCCCAACTCGACTACTTTTTTTACAGATTCCCTCCGGTCTTTGAATAAGTCGTAATAAACAGGGGTGTAATGATGTTTACCCCATTTATCCGCATTATATTTCAAGGCCAAAGTATCAAGATCGTTCATTTACTTAACAAAACTATTAACATAATAAAGATTGAGTATAATACTGCTGCCACGTTTCCAGATAATGATGCAAAACCACCATAAGTAGCAGCTAAACAAAAAACTAGCCATTTCATAGTATCCATCCCATCTCCTTTACTTGTCTCTTCCAATCTAACGGCCAACTCGGCATACTTGGAAACTTCTCATCAACAAACCACTCAAAGTCATGTACTCTGTCCTTCCACTTATTATTTAACCAATAATCGGCACTCCAAGCCGAAGCCTTGACCGTGTAGTCGTTCCAGCTGGGTATACTGTACATCCGTCCATAAGTCTTACCTTTGTGTAAATGAGCGTAGAAGGTCTTTTTGTTGACTTTCATCGCTCCTCCACCCAACCATGTCTTGAATCCAATTTCTTGTGACTCTTGCGAAAACTGGCCGTACCCCACCTCTCCTGGTACTGGATACTCTTCTAATCCATGCAAAAAGTTATCAAAATGATTTTTAGCCATAAAATAACAGCTCCCCTGCATTGAGGCTGTATCATCCATGTCGTACTCCGGACCGATTCGTTCTCGTTGTCTCCCATACCACTCCACCCCATGCATACCGTCGTCGTGGTCTTTTCCCTTCCGGGGAAAATCTATATACATATAGTCCCTGTATGGTCTTGAATAATTAATACACCAGTTCTCTGCGTCTAAAGAGTACCTACGGGGTATCTGTACCCACTTGTCGTCTAAATGGGCCTCTATGAGGATCCTGTCAAACTTGGGACCAAACAAACAGTGGTCATCTGTTTTCATTATGTACTTACCCTTAGCCACTGCTACACAAGCATTAATACCCTTCCTCAAACCTATTGGAGCGTCTGGATGAAGATATGTGACCCTTGAATCCTCTACGCGCGTATCTGGCAAATTCTCGTCTATATTTACGATTACCTCGATCTCGTCTACTGCTTTTTCCAAAATATCCTGAATCGTACGGGTCAAAAACTGGCAATTCCGGCTCGGAATTATCACTGACAACATTGTCTTCCATTATATCCATGAAAAGAGGTGTGTGTCAACTAAGCCGCAGTTATTTTTGACATAAGAGCGATGTATACTAAACCATCCCCCCCGGTGTCGCAAATAGCATAAAGCTGATTCAAATTTCCGACGTATAACCAGTCGGTGTCTGCGCTGGCAGCCAATTGATAGCCAGTAGTAGTATCGGTTGTCCCATCCACAACAGTTACGCTTGACCCACCAATATACACTTTGCCGGAGTTGCCTGCCTTAGCTTTGATTTTAACCATAACACAAGGAATGTCCGGCAACTGTTCGATGGAAAGCGATCCGGCTATTTCTCCTGTTTTGATGATGTTGTAGTTTATTACTTGCATATATCTTCAGACTAGAAAGGCAAAGATGGTGACGGCGATGCCGATGGTGAAATAGACGCAGATGGACTTGCAGACTTAGACGCTGAAGCTGAACCACTGGCCGATCCTGAAGCCGAGGCTGACGCAGACGGAGACAACGACTTTGAAGCAGACGCCGATCCTGACGCAGACCCAGACGCTGAAGGACTAAGAGAAGCACTTGCACTAGCCGATGGTGACTGACTAGCAGATGGTGACAGCGAAGCGCTGGCCGACGCTGATTCTGATGCAGACGGCGAGAGAGAGGCAGAAGCTGACGCACTGGCAGACTTAGAAGCAGAAGCCGATGCGGACGCTGATGCTGATGCTGACGGACTAAGAGAAGCCGAGGCAGAACCACTGGCAGACCCAGACGGACTAAGAGATGGCGAAGCTGACGCGGATTTAGACGCGGAAGCACTCGCTGATGGCGATAGTGACTTTGAAGCAGACGCAGATGGGCTAAGAGAAGCTGATACAGAAGACGACGCCGACGCTGACGGTGAAAGACTGGCAGATGCAGACTTAGAGGCTGAAGCCGAACTGGACGCTGACGGCGACTGTGACGCTGACGGCGAGAGACTGGCTGATGGTGAGAGACTTGCACTTGGTGATACTGATGCTGATGGAGAACTCGATAGATCAGTCGTTGTAGCCGAGGTTATCAGTTCCCAAACGGCAGACGTGCCCGTACCAACATTGACAAATATCCTGTTCCCGTCTTTGTTCAGCTTGTAAAAAAGCGCTCCCCTTTTGAATCCAGAGTCTCCGGTTGGCAGACTGTCACCTTCGGCCTCTGCAATCAAATCTGTAGAAAGTTGGGCATTAGGAGTCTGGGCGCCATAGATTTGGTCAGTATCCCACCGGAGAATGGCATTAGTCTGATAAGGAAGTAAGGCCGCCAAGAAATTGGCCTCCGCCGTAGTTCGATTAGCACTGGAAATCGCGAGAACCCTGTCAATCTCGTTTTGAACCGCCTTTGACAAATCTGTTTTGATTTTGAATATAGCCATAATAATGAAAAAAGCCTTTCGTTAAAACCTGGAGATCATTAAACTCTAGGCTTAAAACTCTAGGCTTTAAGAGAAACCGGACTATAAATTTTAGGAATCTACGATTAGAACTTCCAGAAGCCCTGTGCAGCGAAATGTCTGCGGGCGTCTGTCACTTTAGCCCCGTATACAAAGAGGTCTTTGTATGCTGAACCGAAGTTTCCAATTAGGTCTTCCTCAATGTCTGCCTCAAGCAATTTCTCGGCAAAGGTCATCCAATTGCTGTGGCCAGCCAGGACACGGTAACCATCAGTGTTGTCGCCGGTCAAGCGGTTAGACTTGAATACCTTAAATCCTTGCAATTCAGTAATCATGCCCTTTTGCACCAATCCTTCGTAGACTGCCGGCACGTGCAGAGCAATGCCGGTTCCTTGCACCAATAGTGTCTCAAACTCTGGGGGAACAATCAGCCAGCGGTCAGAGTCGGGGACGCTGGAGTAACCATTCTTTTCAGCCAGATCCAGAGCTTGCTTTAATTTAGCAACATTGTTCAGAATATTGGCCGTAGTAATCTGCAGAACAGTCGCAGCCTGAATCGTGTAAGTTGCACCCGCAACGATAGCTCCACCAGTGTAGGCAGAAGTCGCATCGTCAAGGTCATCTTCAATGGTAATAGAGGTTGTGGAAGTAAAAGTCTTAACTCTGTACCATCTTGTGTGTCCGGTTGCTTTGAACGGGCGACCAACCATCGCGGAAGTAAAGACCGTTGAACTTCCGGTCACAACTCCGGTTGTCACGGCCACCGTAACCGTGCCATCTGTGTAATCAGTTCCCACCCAGTTTCCGCCTCCCACATCTCCATATAGGCCAAACACAAAGGAGTCTACATTTTTGGATCTCTCATCCGCTTTTTGAGACACGACAGTTGCATGGGGATTCTTGATGTAGGACAGCCAACGGTCCAGAGTTAATTCTTTCCAATAGAAGGATTTATATTGGTCAATCGTTAGAGTAGCATTGTTTTCAGTTAAAGAGTCTGCAGTCAAGTTCGCGCCAGTGTAAGTTTTCTCGGAAAGTCTGTCCAGATTAAGAATATTTAATTTAGAACCCACTGCGTTAATTCCACCCTCATAATCACGGTTTACAATTGAATCCACCAAATTCCGGTCATAGAACTCCAACATCAATCTCTGGGAAAATCCTTCGGCTATTTTTGTTGCGTATGCTGACATGGTAAAGTTTGTAGATTTTTCTTTACCAGTCTCACTGGGAGGTTAGGAAGATGTTATCTATCTGCAACTATAATCTGCCAAATTACCAGGTGTCAATACTTCTTGAGTTGTCTTCAACGAGGCTGACAGTGTAAAGTATTTTACTAATGGCAAGTAAATCTTGTGATGAATGCGGGTCTGAAGAACTGTTAGTGATACACGACAAACGCCGGCTATGTAAAAACTGTCATGCCGAAGCACATGGTCAAGCACTTAGCTTCTCACACCCTACATTAGAGATTATTGAGGAAATACGGGCCCAAGGAAAGTCTTATGAATTCATCGCCAAGCATCTCGGAATATCAAGACAACGAGTCTATCAGATAAGAAATGGATCAAATGGTAGTTAGATCAATTTTCCCCGCCTTCAGAAGCTCTACATACTTAGGATAGTCATTTTTACGAAGCATACGAGCCTCGTCAATAGACAATTTATCGGATTTTGGCTTAGGCCTGTCGTTCGGACCCCCCGACCCCGTAGGAAACATTTGTCCTTTGCTGGCCGGTTTAACACTTCTGCCCAATTCCCACAAAAATGAAGATACTATGTCTTTAAGATCGGCCCCCCGACGAGTTGGTTTAGTGGCAAACACCCTGAAATCAGTCTCACGCCCCTCAAGTTCCGAGTTATCTATCAAAGTCCGGGGATCAGATATAAAAGCATCCACCTTTTCATGCCATACTTCTATATCTTTAGATTCTTTGTGCGCTTCAGCAATAATGGCAAATCTGCGTTCGTTGCGAGTATTGCTTTTGGCGATCTTCTTGGTCGCCTCGTCCATGATTTCCCAATCTGGATATTCTTTAATCATTTCTTCATCAGTAGATTCAGGTATCTCACCAGCCTTATCAATCGCCTCGGCCATCTTCTTCGTCTTAGAATGAAGAATTTGCCCCTCTTTAGTGGATTCCACAAATCTTTTCTTGTAATCTATTTCCGGCTCCGGCTCCACAACAGGTTCAGGTTCAGGTGCTGGCTCTACAACAAGCCCTGGCTCCACAACAGGTTCAGGTTCAGGTGCTGGCTCATCTAGTTTTGGTTCCGGCTGATCTTTCAACGCTTCCGCTTCTTCAAGGGACTTCTTAATATCCGCATCAAGTTCTTCTTTAGTTGGTTTTGTATGTCCTTTAGGCATAATTCTAACCAGTCCCTTACGGGGTTAGGTTCAACAATTAGATATTAACCACAAGAATTATCAGGTGTCAAGCTCTTTTGCTCTTTCGTGGTTTTTGGCCGCCAGCAATCGCACCCATGAATCTCCTTTGTTTTTTAGTCAATTTGTGACCACGAACCGTGCCGTCAGCCAAAATCTTCTTGGCTTTAGCACTGGTCAATTTCTTCCCATTGCCCATGCGTTTTCCGTGTTGCATTGAAATCACCTTACCTCAATGAATTAGCCAGTCCAGCTATCGCATTCTCCATTTGCTGTTTAGCCTTCTCTGGCGTAGATAAAAACGCTTCAAGTAACATATAGTTCCTTAGTCTAGCTTTTAACAAAATATCTTGATCCTTGGTATTTCCTGTTTTAGTGAGTTCCTGCTCCACAGCGTCCCGCATTGTAGCGATATACTGTTTAATTACTCCCACATTCAATTCTGACTGCTGAAACGCTTGAAGCCAAGTATTAAGCGTTTCCTTCTCTATAGGTTTTAACTCTTCATATTTAAGTCCGGCTTTCGATAATAAATCATCTATGATGCTCATGCTTGTGTAGGTTGACCACTAACAACTGGCTGCGCCATTAAAGAACCTGTCGGTTGAGCACTTGGCATATTTTGTCCCACTTCCATAGTTTGTTTCTCTTCCTGCATTATAGCATTGGTATCTTCTGGAGTAAGATTAGCAAACTCCAGCAACTTCCTCTGATACACCTCATTCAACTTTTTATTAAACGGCATAACCGCCTTTACCGCATTTAACTTCTGGAGAGTGTCTGTACTTTGCTTGTTTCTTTCATCTTGACTCCAAACCCGGCACCGATACCCGGACGCCGTCATCCAATCTTTAGGACCAATCTCACGGGCATACAAATCCTGCGTATTTTTGCCGCTCTTATAAAACTTTACAACATCCAATCTATTGCTGGCAGCTTCAATCAACTTGATAAACATATTTCCCCGATCCAACCATGCTTGGGTGTAAAACTTAGAGACACTTTTCGACCTCTCTTGAGCCTGACCGAGGGCTAACTCTACCTCTCCTAATGTAATTCTGTTTTGAGTCTGGACACCCTGTTGAGTTGGTGTAGCTGCTGTATTCTTTTCAATCATCTGCATGATAAAGTTCATCTCGTCCAAAGACTCTGACAAGTCTGGAATCTCCACTTTCTTCATTACCTCGTCTGGTTTGCCCGGCACCCCGTACCATCCCCAAGGAATGGGATTAAATGTAGACGGAACAAAACCCTCAATCGTTGAATCGTAATAGTGCATCCCAAAGTTTCTAAGCGTCCGATTCTCAACCAGCTGCGAGAACCACGAATCCAGCACCTTATTCAACGGTCTAACTGAATCCCCTTTGCCGTCGCTCCAAAAGTCCTGTTTCTCCACGTCGCCAGCCCAAGTAACGTATGGGTAATGGTTTCTGAAGAAATGATCCTTGGTTGTACCAATCACTTCTTCCAGCCTCTTTTTCATCAAAATCTTCTGGTCATCCGCTTCAACATACAACCAAATCTGTTCTTCCTCGTTCCCCTCTTTCCTGAAAACAAAATGCAGACTAAGTTCGACTATCACTTCTCCAAGTATAGGATTGTCTACATCCGGTACTCCCATATTAGACATTTTGCGGTTCTTTTCAGTCAACATCCTCTGATTAGCCACATTCTTTATCAATCCCTGATTCGTAGCGTGCCATTCTTTCAGTTCCGCCACTTTCTTCTGGTCATAGTCCTGGTTTTTCTCCAGCGAGGATAACGGCACGAAGATATGTGAGTGAATCAGAAACCGCGAGGAGTGAAGATTGTATGGATCACAATATCTATCCACCAAAATGTCCTGCGGATCAGTTACTGTCATCTTAATTTTGCCGTCTACAACTTGCCACTGATCGAATGTGCGTCCAAACAACCACTCCTGCTTTTTGTCCACAATGTCCTGCAACTCAAAGTTATTGTCTTCCCCAGTAATTCTCCAATACTCATTCTTAAAATACTCTGCTTGTTTGTCGTTGTCCAAATTCTCAAAGTAATTCACCGGCATATCATCCATGCTGGCCAAGTTTGTCTGACAAGCCAACTTCATCATGGGAAGATGCACCGACTGACGCTGGGTCAAGCGATTGATAACCACTTTGTCCCTGTAAAAGCTGTACGTTTCCTCCCAGGGATCATGCCGGCGCTGTTGATAGTTATACCCACCATCTTTGTTAAGCAAAAGTGTCTGGAGTTCCAAGCTCATTGGGTCAATGATTACTTTTTGGTCTGCCATATTTATACATTAAACCACCAAAGTATGCAGACGCAACTAACCCGGTAGGCCTTCGAATAATGGTTTAACACCACCGGGGTCATTGGGTTTCCATAACGTCCGACCAGCACAACTCACAATACCATACCGAACATCATCCATGTGATGATTCCAAATCGGGCTAGGCTCATTCACATTTTTTCCATCCTTGTCCGTTATCCAAAAGTAGTTCCGGTACTCTTTCAGTGTCTCTGTACTCCTCTTGGTGACGTAAATCCGTTGGTCCTGAACATATTGTATCCCCTGCAAAACACTCCCCTTACCCTTAGTTGAAGCTAAGATGTTAATTCCATAGCTCTTTATTTCATCAATACTTTTCGGTTCCGCACTATCTGCGACCACCAACGCTCTCGCCATATTGATATAAATGTCAGCAATCTGTTTGTTACTTAACCCAACTTGATGAATTACCTGGTCCACGATGTACGCCCCGTTCCATCGATAAATAGCATCTGACGCAGTTGGATCATTGCTGTAACCAAAGTCCAACCCGTATCTTTCAAGTCTAGCTTCATGTGGCACTTCATCTATAATCTGCCAATCCCGGTAAATCTTGCCCTCCGCCTCCCCAAGCTGGCCTTCGCCATACACAACCCACCAACGCTTATTATCCCGCCGAGCTTCAATAGCCTGAATAATCTGCGGGTCTAATGCCTCATTATCCCGATAAGTCAAAGTAATAAAATCCACGTCTTGCTTATTTACCACCTCTGTGTACCACCAGAACTCACTCACCGGGTTCCAGTCAAGCCAGACTACTTTCTTTGTCCGAATTTCGAGTTGGGTATAAGTTTCATAAGAAATATTGTTCGCCTCATTGATAAAAAGCACATCCCGCCTGGGACCGCGTACCTTACCCGGCTGGTCGGCGCTGAAAAATTCTATAATAGAACCCGTTTCAAAAGTATAAACACAATCTGTTTTATTCCACCTATCGTCTAAAAAATATCCATGCTCAACCATAATACTCATAAAGTCCCTAATAGCGCCCCGTTTTAAATGCGGAAAAGACTCTGAAACTACACTTATTAACTCACCAGCGCGCGATTGAGCATAATCAATTAAGATGAGAAGAATTGAAACAGTCTTTGAAGCCGAAGTTCCCCCACCAACCCCCCGGATACGCCTACTCAACGCCCTTAATTTCTTGGTTGCTGTCGTTTGTTGGTACATAGGTTTCCAAAATAGACTTTGGCGCGTCCACTGTTTTAACTTCAGCTTTCATCACCGACTTGCCCTCTATCCGATCAAGTATCTCTTTAATCGCAGCAATATCACCAGATAAGGCCATTTCTAATAATTTTTTTATGATATTTTCTGACTGATTACCGTCTTTCTTCAAAATATCGTACATTATCGAAGTTAAAAAACCCTTGGGACGCCCCCCGGGATTGCCAGAAAAACCAGGCTTAAACTTCCCCCGCTCATCCCTGTTACTTAACTGCTGTGTGGATTGCACAACAATAACCCCCTCTTCTGCCATTATTTTCCTTCCATATCTCTATATAACTCATCACACAATTTCACACCGAACACATATCCAATAGCCAAAAACAATATAGCCAAGACAATCATTTTTTCTCCTTCTTCTGCTTTGCCAACTCCACATCCTCTTTTTTAATCTCCTCCGGCGTCAGCACCGCCCTAACAATCAAACGATTAGACTCACCCCGCACCTTTTCAATTATAATAATCTCCGGCACAAATCCAAAGTTCTTTAAAAGATGAATAGGCATAAAGTTCCGCCCCGGTCTATCCTTCAACTTAAACGGCGCACTGCTCCTGACTCTCAATCCCTTGTCCTTAACTTCTTCACTCATACTGTCCTCAATCCTACATAAAAAGCCTTATTAGATAACGATGACGAACAATAAGGGCATATCGTCATCGTAGCTTTCCTCAAATAACCCTTCTGCAACAAACCAGTCAAAGCATTCAACGTCGTCGGTTGTCCTACTTCTGCAATTATCATATATTCAACTATTTCTTTTTGGGGGATGGGAGTCTTTTTCTCCCTCGCCCAAGAATTCACAAAAGTCATTATATCAGTTTGTAGTTTCGTTATCTCACTAAGACTAGAATAAACAGCTTGGGGCATTTTCATACCAACTTTAGCCATTATACACCCTCTGTAAGCCCCGTAAACGGCGGTTCCAGTGGTTCCCCTGCCCTTCCTACCTCTGCATTAGCCTCAACCTCTCCACGCCCTGTATGCTACTTCACTGTTTATTCCAAACACGAACACCGCCTCCGCAAACTGCCGCCACACTCCTAATCGTTCCAGCGCTTCGCAGTAGCTTTCAATCAAGAGCTGCGATTGCTCTGTTTGCTGGTGCGACTGACACCACACACTGGCGGACGCCAGCTTCTTAAATAAGGATTTAATTTCTAACAATTCACCATTCATAAAATTATTCGTGAAAACAAGTGTGTTCAAAAAGAGTGTTCACTATTACATAGTGAACAGTGAACACACTTTTTTAGATAACACAGGAATTTTGAACAGGCTTTTGAACACTGTTTTATAATTATGGCTATAATAAGCTATATTGTAAAGTGTGTTCATGAACAGACTCCATGAACAGGGTTTACTCCCCATCCTCTTCAATTTTCACGGCGTTAATTAAAAAATAGTTCTTTTTGCTTTTGTTTTGCGGATCACTTGTCTCATCAATAATTTCATCCTCCAGCATTTTTTTCAGACTTCTTCTGACAGTGCTTTCGGATATTCCTCTATTCTGACATAACTCTATAATCTCCTTTCGGGAAATGAGAGATTCTACGCTCAACATTTCTTCTATGGTTGCTCGAGCTTCATCGGTTTTCTCATCTATGTCTCCAGCGACTATCCCCACATACTCAAATCCCGTTACTTGAGTAGCGCCATCTTCGTTGGTAGCTACCACCATCCGAACCATAAACTTATCTATCTTCTGGGCGTCCCTGGCTTTAGTTTGCTTGAGCGTCAAATCGGTTTTACTTTTGGCTACCGCTTCCAACCTAAACTGGGTAACAGTCTGGGCGCTGATGTTACTGGAACCTCTGGCCCTTTGACTATCTGATCTAAACACTCCCTGGCTGGGTTTGTTCTCGTGGTGAATGACTACCATGGCCACGTTTGGAAACAGCGCCCGCATGGTATCAAAGAACATTTGAGTGTCTGAGGCAGCATTCTCATTCCCGACCATGAGGTCTACAAAACTGTCTATAACTATCATTTGGATTCCTTCCGCGACCACATCATCGGCTAAGGCTTGAGCGAATGGGGTCACTTGGCCTTTCTCATCCACCAACTGCAACTTCTCCGGGTACTTGATCCAAGTAATGTTCGGGCTATCCATTCCCAGCGCTTTGAGTCTGCGGGCCAGCATGGGCTTGGGGTTCTCTTTGTCTATAAACATCACTTTGCCGGCTTGCGGGACTTTGAATTGGCCCAACCAGTCGGTGCCAGAGGCTACGGCTTGGGCCAGTGAAAGAGTGATGAAACTCTTGCCGGTACCTTCAGCGCCATATATAAAACAAAACCCTTCCTTATATATGATCTTGTCCACCAGCCATTGCTCTGGAGGAAACATCATATTGGCCAGTTCTTGAGCGCTAATCCGGGCATAATCCTCCGGGCGGTTCACTCTCTCCCATTCTTCTTTTGTCAGCGCCTTGCGCATCAGGGCTATAAAATCCGCCTTGTTGTGGCCGTCTACAAAGAAGTCGCACACGTCTTTGTACTTGTTTGGAAGCTGGATTACTTTGGCTTCTGGCAGCAGCTCCAATACTTTTTTGACCCCAGACTGGCCGGCGAAATCAGAGTCGTAGCAGACAAAGGTCTGCGTTGACTCCAATAGAGTCGACCAGTCTTGGTCGAACTTTTGACTCCCGCCTGTTGAAGACACCGAGGGTATGCCCTCCTGATTAAGTCTCACGGAGTCGATTTCTCCCTCGCAGATCACCACATAGGGCCTGCCCTTGACAACGTGATAATTAAACAGAGCGGCGCGGGAACCGCTATCGGAGCGGTACTTGGCTGATTCGGGATTGTCTTTGCTGTAATGGAGGTTCCGGTGCTTCGAGAATATAGTATTGCCTTCGGCGTCTTTGATGGGAATGTGTATCTCTTGGTCGTCCCACGACAGACCCATGGATTTGGCATAGTCCGGATTTACGCCGTGGTCTTTGAAATATTGGTCGGCTGTCATCTTGATAATTCCTCCACTGCCTGGGCAAAATTACTTCCGGTTTTCTTCATATAATATGTAACTGCATCACCGCCGGATGAACAAGCAAAGCAATACCAGGTGTTATTTTCCGGATAGATAGCAAAGCTGGGGGTCTTTTCTTCATGGAAGGGGCAACGGCCCATCATCACCTTGCCTACCTGTCTCAATCTTCCCTCGTACATTTTTTCAATGGGAAATTTCTTTGCCGTGGAGAGATTGTTGTCTTTTGTGTACCGGTTCCATGCGGAGTGGACAATGTATCGGGGCTTGGAATTTAACATGGTATGACCACATTACTCTAATCTTAATAGCCTGTCAAGTGGGTATTAGTTGGTGCTTGACAAGTAGTTTAGTTGTGATAATATGAGGCTATGGTTAACGAATTGATGACTGTGACGCAAGTTGCCGGATACTTACAAGTGTCTAGGCAAAAAGTATATGAGTTGATTAAAAGGAAACAAGACCCTTTGCCTGTAATCAGAAACATTGGTGAACAAAGCCCCCGCGTCTCCCGCGCTATCTTGGAAGGTTGGCTGGCTGGCGTTTTTGAAAATTCCCATATGGAGGATAAAGAAGGAGAAGAAAATGTTTAACGAGAAAGAATATAGAAAAAGATATCGTATGGCTAACAAAGAATATTTCAAAGAATATGATAAAAAATACCGCGTAGCCCATCCCGAAAAAATTAAAGGAATTTATAAAAAATCTTCCTTAAAATGTGCTGAACATAAAAAGGAATACTATTTAGTAAACAGGGACAAGATACTTAAATACAAAAGAGAATATTATTTAACCCACAAGGACAAATTCAAGGAGTTAGGTAAAGTTTATCATTTGAAGAATCGTGATTTAATTCTTGAAAAACAGAAAAAACATTATCTGACCCACGAAAATCTTTATAAAGAATATCACTATAAGAAAGCATATGGGGTTAATATAGATTTTCTCCTAGATATGCTTAAAAAACAGAATGGCCAATGTGCTATTTGTTTACATGAAATATCAATGGATGTTAAAAGGACTGACGAGAGCCGAGCTTTTGTTGACCATAACCATCAGAGTGGACAATTAAGGAAATTATTATGCAGACATTGTAATTCCGCAATCGGAAATTTTAAGGAAGACTTATCGGTAATGAACAACGCTGTTAATTACCTTTACAGCTTTGCGGGGGGAGGTGAATAGTTGATGGGAAAATATGTAGTGAGTGAAGGACGAGTTTTTGAGGCTTTGCCTGCTGATAAATATACTGCCGAAATATATGAGGCTAAACCATTTACCGGCACAGAGTACGGAACCTCGAATCCCCAAGATCAGGTTAAGTTTACTTTCGTTGTGCTAAATAACGACAAGATGATTCCTGAAGGTGACATAGAAGTTCCAGCAAGAGGACGGAGACTGTGGTTGCAAACAACCACTAAGTTTTCTCCTGTCGGATCAAAGAAGTCAACCAATTTAACCCAGCTGGTAGCCGCGGTCTTTGGTCACGAACTTGAACCAGCAGAGGTAGAGGTCTTCGACGAAACAGACCTTTTGGGTAAACAGTTGTGCCTGTTGGTAGGACAGAAGAACCGCGAGGATGGCAGTATCGGCAACAAAATCTTGTCATTTTCCAAAGCGGATAAGCAACTCGAAAAGTATGATGACAGCGAGTTTGCGTCCAACCGTAAAGAAGCGGTCAGGAAAAGCGCTCCGGCAGTAGTCGATTCCGGAGAGGACTTTGAGGCAGAAATGGACAAAGCGGTGGCCAAAAAGGTCAAAGCATAGGATTCTGCTTGCTGGCCGTCAACCGGGCAGGATGGCGGCCAGAATGGAGAAACTTATGAAAGGTAAACAAGGATTTCAAAGGAATCATTCCGGATTTCGCACGGAGGAAAGCTATAAAATGGCTGGTGCAAAAATTTCTGTGGTGATGAAAGGACGAGTTCCATCACAAAAAACTAGAGATGCGGCTGTTCTCGCCCACAAGGGAAAACATCCAACCAAAAAAGCTATTGAAAAAATGTCTACTGCTCAAATAAAAAGGTATGACAGGGTTGGACGAAAGAAATATAAAAGATATATACATATTCGTGACAAAAATTACAAACAATGGTTAAGTAATATTTTTCAGAGGGATAACTGGACATGTCAAACTTGTGGTAATCGGGGATGTTATCTAGAGGCCCATCATATTAAGTCTTGGTCTCAACATCCAGGGTTGCGTTATATTTTGGATAATGGAGTAACTCTTTGTTTAGACTGTCACAAATTAACTGACAATTATAAAAATAAGAGACATGGCTAAAACTCTTCTTGAATTATATAAGGGTAAGATTAAATTGGAGTTCGATTCTTTCCGGCATGTCTACACTCTTTTGCCAGAAGGCAAAAAGATTCCCAGTGTGACTACTGTCTTGTCGGTTATAAATAAGCCGGCGCTTATTAACTGGGCCGCCGGACAAGCGGTAGACTATTTGGTGGCGAATATCAAACCAGGAGTATCTTATGACGAAATTCAACTAAACAGTCTTTTTACGACAGCCAGAAAAGCTCACATGACACGCAAGCAAGAGACTGCCGATATTGGCAGCATGGTACACGAGTGGATCAGCAAACACATAAAAGGTGAGAACCCAGAAATGCCAATCAACCAACAGTTGCGGGATTCCATCAATAATTTCTTGGCCTGGAAAGAAGAACATAAAGTAAATTTCCTTTTGTCTGAACAGCCGGTATACTCCAAAATTCATGGATATTGCGGGACGCTGGATTTTGTAGCCAAGGTGAATGGTGAACTGTTTTTGGGAGATATAAAAACATCTACTGGAATATATGACGAATATTTTATTCAGTTATCTTCTTATGGAATTGCCCGGCAGGAAGAGTTCCCTCAAGAGAAATACAAACATCAGGGGATCATCCGGATCGGCCGGGACGGATCGTTTGAGTTTAAGACGGCTAATAATATAGATAAATGTTTTGAGGCTTTTTTGAGCGCAAAAAAGCTATGGGAATGGCAGCAGTTTATGAAGACAGAGTATTTCAAAGAAAAAGAAAGGAAAAATGCGACATGAAACAATTTTGGGACTTATCCTTATCGGCCTTGGTGCAGGGATTCTTGCTGGGGTTGCTACTGCTCATGCTGGTTATTTGGCTGATTCATCAGTAAAGTATGCCTACCCTCAAACATTACAAATCTACGGCACCAGAGAAAATCCGGGTAGACCCAAACTTTCTGCGACCGGTAACCAAAGAAGCAGAGAAGTGGAAGAAATTAAAAGATATGTCTGCGACCCCAGATTCAAATGGAGCTGTCAAAAGATACTTAAAATCATCGCTTGCGAAAGTAGTTTTCGCCCCACAGTTATCAGTAAAACGGGGGATGGAGGATTACTCCAAATTGCTCCAGTACACGGGATACCTATGTCTCGGCTTCTTGATTGGCGCGACAATATTGACATTGGTTATCAGTTATTTCTCAAGCGCGGGTATCAGCCCTGGGCCAGCTCAATAAAATGCCATGGCATACGATAAACAAAAAAGGCACGAGCGATATATTAACTTAAAAATTAAGGGGGGGAGAAAATGTCAAGACTGTGGGATTGATATCTCTCTCCCCCTTTCAAAAGGAGTTATCCAAGTCCGTGCGGAGGAAATAAAATGAAACTTACTAATAAAGAGAAATGGGCAAAGAAAATACGGAAGGAGATATTTAGTACACTTAATCTTCACTTACAAGTAAAAGGCAATAGTGTTGGGGTTTGGACATTGAATAGTGATGATCTAAAAAAAGTAGAAGACGCTTTTAATTTTCTTTCCACCAAAAAACAGACATGAAAACAAGAGAAATAAAAAGGTATCCAAAACGAGGTCAATACGACAGAGCAAAGTCAAAATCTAATTCTGGTGTATTCCAGAAAGGACATAAAGGTATGGTTGGTGAAGAAAATCCTATATGGAAGGGCGATGCTGTTGGTTATGGAGCTTTGCATGATTGGGTCAAAAGATATTTAGGAGAACCAAGATATTGTGTAACTTGCCACTCTTATAGAAAAAGGAAATACGAATGGGCTAGTAAAAGTAAACATTATTTGCGGGACTTATCAGATTGGAAAAGATTATGTACTTCTTGCCACAGAAAATTTGATGGACATGGATATAAGCTCTGGGAAACTATCAGGGCTAGAAAGGCTAAAAATGCGTAGCATTCGCTTTAGAGCTTGGGATAAAAAGAATAAGGAAATGACAGAGTTTGCTAATTATGGAATTCTGACCGAGGAAAGTGAAGGTCTGTTATTTTTCCGTCAAGATCATACCAAAGAATCAAGTGGAGAATTTGAACTCATGCAATTCACAGGCTTAAAAGATAAAAACGGTAAAGAGATATATGAGGGGGATATTGTTTTACACAAGGAATGTGAGTTTGATGTTTTGTGGTGCAATGCAAGTTTCAAATTGATGGAAAGAAAGTCTCTAGTAAGTATGGAGTTTGGGGACTGTTTTTTTAGTGATATTTTGGGGAGGGTTTGTAATTGTAATGTCGATAGTCTGTGGGATTTTGAAGTTATCGGTAATATCTACGAAAACCCAGAATTATTTAAGGAGAAATATGACCAACCCAACAAATAAAATGAAAACTAATCCCAAGACTCCCTTTGATAATATAAAACAAAACGCCGGAAAGCGGGAGAAAATCATTAAAGATTATCTGTTCTTGACTAATCTTCGCTGGGCCGAAATTTATACAAGAATTATGAATGGTATGCTCATATCGGCAGACATGAAAGACGAATACTCTCTTGCTATCAGCAAACTAGATGATCTTCTTCAATCTGAAATAGACCGAGTGGTGGGGGCGGTTAGATTTGATTTGGCACGGTTAGATTGGATAAAAATTCTTTCCCGAGCGATAAAATCCCGCCCTACCAGTTGGGGGAAGGATGTTGTCAGGGAGTGGCGGAATGCAAGTGATGAAGTTTGGGGAGCAATGAGTTGGGAGGCGATAGATAAAGGAGTTTGGCCTGACCGCCTCCAAAAGTTATCTAGTTTGAAAGAAAATGACAAGCAAGAAGAAAATTAAGATAGTCTCCGAAGTTGATCGCTGGCCCAATTCACATCCAGGAGAGTGTGTTTGTATTGAGTGCGAAACAGCTAGAAAAGGGAAATATTGCGAGTCCAAATTCACAAACCCCAAGGGACAGAATAAATCCATTAAACAAAGACCCCGCCTCGGTGCGACCTTGGCGGGTGAAGTAAACAGACCCAGTATAGCAATTACTACCTACAAAGACAAAAGGAAAACATTGGGAATATTGTTATCTTACGGGTTTTGAATTAGGACTAAAAATGGGAAGTCCACAAACCGTAGTAAAGGAAATAGTAAATCCCGTTTGGATAGACACCTCAAATAAATGGATGATACCAGGAGAAAAACCATGACTAAATCACCATCAGTAGAGAAGAAAGCAAAGACTAAAGGATTAGAGCAGAAAAAGACTTTAATCAAGATTCTATTTTGAAAGTCGAATTATAACGATTTCCAGAAAAATAATCGATTGCTTTTTCCTAGAGCGATTGTTTCCAATCCTAACAAGCCCCATTTAAGAGCCGTTCTTCTGTTCATGCCAAGTGGTGTTTCTTTCATTATATTATTTTACTCCCCCTCTCTCCATCTCATCAGAACGGGATCCCAGGTATTTTTCGGTTTTTTCTCTTTGGGATGTTTGGGCCATTTGTCTTTGGGATGGGTAGCAGTGTAAACGGTGACTACTTGGTCAGTCAGTTTCTCGAAATGTTCATCATAAGCTGTGTCATGATACCCCTCGCCCCTTTCGGTTTTCCCTTTTCTTTCTTCGTGGAGTTCTTGCATGGGATTTGGACCCTTTCGTCCCCCCCGATACCAAGCTCCCCAACCGCTTCTGGCTCTATAAGTATCAGGGTGAATTATGGTTTCGTCTTCAGCTTCGGACTCATGTACTCCTAAACCTGTATGGGTTCTCCTGCTAACAGGAACGACATTGCGGGGGTCGTTGTAGCCATCATTGCCATCTAATCTCAAACTTTCCCCTACAGGTCGGATATGATTGAGGTCGGGTTTAATAGCGGGAACGTAATGAATACCCCTTTCTTCGTTGTACCGGAAAACCGCATCCGGCAAGACCTCTTCCGACATTCCCAAGAGGATAGTAGAGGCCCATGTCCAAGCTCTTTTAATCCAATTCTTTTGAGCGGAAGACAAATCTATCCGTTGAGGATATTCCGGATTTTCCACGTCATAATCTGGATCATAGGCCCGTTTCCAATCCCTGATGCGGTCTGGGCTCATAACTTTAGAAACTCGCTAAAAGTAAGAGAGCGGTCGTCTATATAAAATCCGGGGACCTTGTTGTTACTTATGCCGTGGTAATGAACATCGTTTTTCCTTAACCATTTGAGCGTAGTGGGAATAAGTTCGTCGTGTCTGGCGGTGTAAATAATTACATAGTCTCTAATAGCAAGCTGGTTAACCTTGTCTATCATTACTTGAATGGGTTTAGCTTTCAAACACTCTTCTGCTGTAAAGCAATTACTATCCGTAAGAGTGTGGTCGAGGTCAACGAGCCAAAGCCTCCATCTATTTTTAGATTTTCGGTAGCCTTGGTATGGGGGTTTCATTTGTATTTTGATTCTTGTAAATACGCTTTTAATAATGCAGTTGCTTGCTGTAAAACCCAGACAATAACGGCAACCCACATCGGGTTTATATTTAGACCCTGAACACTTGCGACTAGTGCAGTAATACCCGCAATTAGAGCTGGTGCTAAAAACAGTAGCGCTTTAGGAAACCATGCCATCAAGTCTTGTTTGATTAGTTGAAATCTTTGTGAGACTATCATAAAAATCACCTCATTTCTCGTTTGGATAAATCTTTAATAAGAATTTCCATAGAGGCAACACAAATAGAACCTTGCGATTAGTGAGTTTGTTTTCGAGTTCTGTTATTCTGTCCGCCAAGTCTTTGACGGCCTTGTCAGAATCGCCCTTGAAGTCGCCTAGTGCTTGTAAAAGGGCGTTGTCTCCATTCCTGGGTCCTACTACCCCCTCGATGGCATCACGATACTTTTGCATGGTGTCGAGGATAGGAAGATATTGAGCCAAGTCTGCTTCGATTTCCACCAGATTGCTTCCTGTGGGGAGTTTTAGTTCTTCCACCCACTTGGAGATAAATCCATCCAGTTGTTTGGCTTTGGCTTCAAAAACGGGAATGTTCTTTTGTAAATCAGTAATGAGGGAACGGATGGCTTGAACTTCCATTATCCCCAGGGAACCCAAATCTACTTTTGTTTGGTCGCTGGCAAGCACAATAGGCGGGGGGGTGACGATGGCGTTAGGCTCTGTGGGTTTAGTAGGATTGGTAATGTTCCATCTGGCGATCCTGCCATCATTGGGGTTGATAAAGCCCTTGTAGCCATTATCGGTGTCTATTCTTGCTCCAGCGGCATTTGTCCGACAAAGATTGAAATGTAAATGGGGACCAGAGGAATTGCCCGTGTTGTTTGAATATCCTAAAAGTTGACCTTTGACAACCACTTGGCCTATATTGACTTTGTTTTCTTGTAAATGACAATACCATGTGGCACAAGATTGAATTTTGTCCCATACCACACAATGTATTCCATAGGCCCCGGACTTAGGATCGTCTATGTCTCTAACCACCACGCCGTCGGTGGCTGAAATTATGGGTGTACCATTGGGGGTTCCAAAATCTACGCCTTCATGTCCCGCAAGTCCGAATTGTTTGTAATATTCTGGCCGTTCTCCAAAGCCCTGCGTTTGGGGAAATTTTCCTATAAAAATGTCTGACAACCGTATTGCCATTGCCTTTATTATATCAGGTGTTTAATTTTTTTCTTATCCAATCGGTGAACAATGCGATGGGGACACCAATTACAATAGAAAAGACTGCCGCAATAGTTGCCACTTGGCCTTTCACTCCCGCCCGCCAGATTTCTAAGTCGCTTACCCGGCCATCAATTTTATCCAGTTTGGTTTCTACCCGGCCGACAATAACATAAGTTTCTTTTAGTAAGTCGTAGTTAGTTGCCATGTTTTTAATTATGTTTGATAAATCTATTTATAAGCAAATTGTTCAACAAATACCATCTGGGCAAGGAAACACCCTGGAAAAGATATTCCACACATTGTAAATAACACCAAAAACAAAATAGGCCGCTAGGACAATAATACTCATTTTTTTAACGATTGAGAAAAACTTTTTTGTAGTATTCATTTGCCTTTTTAAGTCTCTCCCTATCAGACTGGCTAAGATATTCATTAACAAATTCTTTCTTTTCCTCTTTACTTAATCCCGATAAAGGATCAGTCCATTCTAATGACTTTTTTAGATCGGCTGGCTTTACTCCCAGTTTTTTCATTTCGTCCCACGCCTTTTCTTCTGCCCTTTTGTCACCATATATCAGAGCCTTTTTGTACGCACGATAGACAATGCTTCTGGGGCTATAATAATTGCTGGATCCTCCTTTTCCCTTTGTTTCAAGATACGCATACTTTTGACTTTGAATGTGGCGATAAGCGTTTTCTTGCGGATTAGTTTTAGTGATAACCGCCATCCCCCACGATTTTAGATAGCCCCGCGATGGTTTTTGAAATATGAAATCGTACTCATTTTCAAGTTGAATGTTCTGGAATAATTTTCTCCACTTATCTTCAATGGGATAACTCTCTGTACCCTGAAACGGCCAGCTCCGGCCACTTATGATTTCAAAAGGAATTTTATAGGTGGGGGTAATACTTCCCATGAATTTGGAGACAATGGGTTTTATTCCAATCTTTCCAGTTACAAGAGGAATCTTCCCGAAAATGTCTGTCAAGGAAGCCTTTCCTTCAAAATACTCTCTCCATAAAATAGGGGCTTCGTCCAGTCCAAACCATTCCAAGAAATCAGAAAGCGCCCCCTGCCCACGCAGGATGGAAACCTCTCCATTTTTGTCATACCCCAAATTTATGTGCATCCGTCCTCGATCATAATCGAGCAAATCTTGTTCAGCGTCAGAATGAAACAGTTGGTTGTAAGTCATTACTCCCCCCGTAAGCGCAATTATTCTAAGTAGGGTTCCCAAGGTGGCCCATGCCCCCTTAATAGTTCCTAACCCCAATACCTTTGCGGAAGTTCCCATTCCCTTTCCAGCCCCTTCCTGCCAAGCATTTCTTAAAATGGCGGGATAACGTCTCATATTTATTTCCATCCAAGAATAGAAAGGGATTGCGGATTCTCGTAAATCTTTACCCAGTGCTGTAATGTTGGCATAATCACCCAGTAATTCAGTTGCAACTTTTGCCGCCTTGTCTTTAATGTCGCCTAGAGCATCAACTTCTAATCTATTGCTTGCCCCATAGTTGAGATTCTTTCCAGAGGTAAACCTTTCGACATAATCCAAGTAGGCGGCGTACCGAAGTTGACTCTCCCTAAACTGTGTAAACTTAATCACGCCGTCCCAGTATCCTTTAACAATGTTTAATTTTTGGGACAGAGTTTTCGCCCGCCCCGCTTTTTCATAAAGTCTCTCAAAAATTCTTATATTCTTAATGTCTGGGATTTCTTGAATAGTAAGCATACTGGAAAATCCTCCTCTTTCAAAAAAGTCTTTCATTGTATCTGTCATGGGGGCACCTTCCTTAAAAACAGCATAAAGTTCTTTGGTCGCTTGTGGCATTTTCTTGAAAACAGCGGGATTTGCAGCAAACACCGCATCTGCATCTCCCAAAAAGTTTTGGTAGTTATATTTGATAGCCCTGCGGGGGTTGAACAATACCCATTTTTTCCACAAAGTCGTTAAGGCTTTTGTCGAATCTGTTACCCAATTTGGCTGCTTGGCTATCCATAAATTATCAAGAGTTTTCGCAACCTCCTCTGGCAAGACAAGTTCTTTTCTTTTTCCGCCGACAGCAAGAGCCTTGTTTATCAAACCCTGGTCTATTTTGAGGACTCCGGCGCCGATGTCATCAATAAACTGATTAACGATTCTTTCTGGAATTGTGTTGACTTGATAAAAAACTCTGCCGTCTTTTGGTTGCCATGTTACATATCCTTCCGGAATTAGATCGTGCCAGTCTTCTCCCTCTTTGGCCTTTTTTACTAGATCAGATTTTATGTTAATTGGAAGCCTCTCGACTCTCTTTAAAAGTTTTGCTATTTCAATATCGTGCAGAGCTTGGGACATAACCTCAAATTCCGCTTGCAAATAGTCTGTATTTATATCATAAGTAGAACCCTGCCTTTGTTTGGCATAACCAGGCTTTCTCTGTTTGAGAGCTGGGCCGACCCCTTTAGTCACACGGCTTTTTGCATTGACATATTCCAAAATTTGATGTCTAAAGTAATCTTTTTTGACTTGTTCCTCTTTCAAAATATCGTACTCGACCAACTCATCTGTAATTGCTTTCCACATTTTGTCTCTCCGAGCCAATGCTTCCGCAATGTCTGGATTTGCAAATACCAATTTATCAATCTTTTCCTTGTCAACATTTAACAGTTCTTCCTTGATAGTTAAATTACCGGCGTCATCATATTCGGAATATCCCAAGGGCAAAGCTCTTTTTTCTTTTGCCTCCTGTACCAAATCGTCCAAAATTACTTTTCTGGTAAACACGTCTAATTTATTGGGGCCAATGTCAGCGGTGATACCTTGTAAGATTCTAGCGGTTTTGTCCTGAACTACTGACCTCACATTTTGGGTTCTGCCAAGAATAATTTTCACTTCCGCAAATTCCGGTTTGTTGGGCAAGTCTGGATAAGTTCTTGTAGCCCGGTGATAAAAATTTTGTACAAAATCTTTAACTCTTTTCATATAATATCCCCGTGTATTTATTCCCTTTGCATTTTTGTACCGACTTTCTATTTCTGGATCGTTAAACTTCACTTGTTTTTTTAAGCCTATTACCTTATCACTTATGGCTGGTTTGAAAACCCGCTTAATACCGAGCCCTATGGGGGGAACAATTTCACCGATCCTTTTTTCAACTTCACCAGCCAATTCTTTTTCAACTGCCTTTATCCCGCTTGGGGCCTCTACAACGGCTGTTTTAGCGGTGGGTGGCATCTCGATGCCTTGGGGTTTAGCTTCTACTCCCTTAGTAGCTTGGGTGTAGAAGTCTTTAACAAAACCTATTACTCCTCCCTTGTTTAACGAATCTAGATACCTTTTAGTCCAATTCTTACCCAATACCATTTCAGCCTTCTGTTTAACTGACATATTTTCTAATTTGTTTTTACTAATGGTTTTCTCCAAAACCATATCTAAGTTACCTTCAAGTTGAATTGGATTTGTACTAAACCCAACACCTTTTTGATATGCCTCGTGTGACAATGGTTCATAAACAGACTTCCTGTAATAATCAGCCAAAGGATTTCTATATTCTGGGGCATAAGTGTCTTTTGAAATTCCTTTTACAAACTCCTCCGCACTCTTGTACTTCCTTGCTTCTTGGGCAAGAGATTCTAGTTCTTTGGGTATCCCCTCCCCTATCGGCTTAACTGGGGCTTCTTGGGACTGGATAACTGGCTTAACACTAGGGGGGAGAACGGTTAAACTTTTCTCCATATTTACTAAGTCCCCTCTACCTGTCGATACTCCTGTTTCTCTGTAGCCTAACTTTTCCCAAAAACCTAAAGATTCTTTGAAAGATTGAATCTGTACTTTATTTACTCCCTTTTCTAAAAGTTTTTGCTCGGCTTCTTTTACAAAAGCTGTCCCCTGTCCCTGCCCTTGCGCTTCTTTGTTGAACTCAACAAACATAGAACCTGTACCGTCAGGTCTAACAACAACCGAGGCTGTCTTGAGACCAGTGTATTTTGACTTGTCCATTGGAATTGCAAGTCTCCCCCCGACTTCTGTCGGTGGCGCTGCCGGCGCTTTCCCGGTTTCCAAAATTCTTGGGTCTACTTTTTCTCCGGGTTTTATCTCCGAAAATAATTTAACTCCACTTCTGTCTTTTCCAACGCCGGAAAATACTTTTTTAACTCCACCCACAAGTTGTCTGACAAATTCGGAAATCTTTGAATTTTCCTTCACCCCCATTTTTCTGCTTGCTCTGACAATTTCCGGTAGTGACCCACGCGCATTTGCTTTTTTAACTGCGGATATTTGTTCCGGAGTTCCCCGGCCTGCCTGCACTTCACGAACCACATCAAAAGTGAGTTTGTTTTTGGCATAATAATTCTCCAGATATCCCAATTTGGGGGAGATAGCCTTCATAATCTTTTTGGTAACAGCATCCGGAATGTTATTAATAGCAGTTAATGTGGGACTAGCTCCAATCACAGCGTCTAAAGTTTTCATACCATTGATAAATGCAGTGTTAATGCCTCCAGCTTCCATCGCTGTCAAGTCTCTAAGAAAATTATGAGCAACGACTCCAATAGCCTGATTGGTGGTCTGGGGTTCAAATTTGACTGTTTGATCTCCTTCAGCCCGCTTAAAAGCCGCAATATACTCACCAAAAAATCCAATTGTCGGATCAATGGGGGACATAACAGCTTCTTTAAGTCCGGGTTTTACTTTTTCTATATAACTTTGTATTCTGCCCGTTGCTAATCTTTTTGCCTGCGGAGTTAATTGTGCCGATGCCCCCGCTACCGAAGGAGTTGGTCCAAGTAAGTCAGTTTTTGGTCGAACAATTTCGGGCTTAATTCCTGAAAAATCCACAGAGGGAATATTTATTCTGGCTCCCGGCTGAAAATAGGATTGGACTTTTTTGATAACAGATGATGATAATTTGACAAGTCCTGAAAGTGGGGTCGGAGTTGACGTTGAAGATGGAGTTTCCCGTCCTTGTAATATTGGTTGGCTCGTACTAACAAGAGGCTGAATCACCCTACTCCCTTGAGAGGTTTTAGAAATTATGGTCGTTGATCCAATTGGCTGTATTACCATACATATTTACTTTTTTGATTTTGATTGTAAATCATAAAAAATTCCACTTTTGACTTCCTCCATCGATTCCGTGGCCACCCCATATGGAGAGTAACTATTGTAAATTCTAAGTAAATCTTCCACAGCTAGGCCACCAGCAATTCCATAGTGATTAACAATGTCTCGCAAACTTACACCTCTCTGTATATCTCCAACTGCATTTTTTTGGGTTTGTTGTTCATCTGCAATCTTTTGATTTGTAGCAGTAGGTTCTTTTGGTTTTGCCTCCGCTATTTTCGTTTTGGAAATTAAGGCGCCAGTGTTCTTGTCAATTATAAATGCCCATTGGCCACTAGCGTCATCTACTGTCCCCTTCTTTTTTGTGGCCCCTATCGCCGACTGAATTATAGTGCTACTTAATCCCGTTGCCCTTGTGATATTGGCTATATCTTCTCCACTGGCATTATTGTACGCGCCAGTGGCAAGAAGAGCATTAAACTGGCTCATGGCTAATTGAGCCTGTTGGCTATTTATATCAAACTGCTTCATCTGGAGATTTAATTGCGTTTCTACGTCTGCCTTTTTCATGGCAATCTCGTTCTTTAAGGGTAGGGTTTCAGTATTGTAAAGATTCTGGAGCCTGGCCAGCCTTTTGTCCACCATTGAAGCCGACAAGAATGGGTTGTCCGATATTTTGGTCCTGGCTTCAAGATATTGTTTTTCTTTTTGAGTAATTTGAGCTTCTTTGTCAGAAATTCCGGATGAGGTATACAGATTCTGATAAATCTTCGGCAGATCAATAGTTGGTTGATTGGTTAAGCCGGTAAAAGCAGTTCCCGCGCCCCCCGGAGTCCCCGTGGGAGCACTAACTGGCCCACCCTTGCCCTGACCACCAGTCGCTTTGAAATCAGCAATTATGGCGTTAGGATCGTTCCACCCGGCATAACCTTGATATGCCGCTTTTATAGAATTGGCGTCATTGGGATTAACTTGACCGGCAGGGGCGGGTGCAGGAGTAGCAGTAGGAGTTGGCGTCGGCTGTGGAGCCGTAGGGGTTGACGTTGGCATGGCCGGTGGCGCAGGAACCGGGGCG